ACATAGGTGATCCAGCTCTGCATTGTCTCGGCGGGCTGAAAAAATATCCACCCAGCGTTTTTGTTGTTCCAGTTCGGCCAGCTCACGCTGTAGGTTGGGATCCTGCCAGTGCAATTCTCTGTGAAGGCTCCCGGGTTTGCGGGCATACACAGTGCGTCCACCGTCGGGACTTTCAAACACTGTGAGTTCTGTTATTTTGCTGACCTGCATGAGAGTATTTAAGCTAGTATAACACAACGGGTGGATAAATCAACAAAAAACCCGCCGAAGCGGGTTGTTTGCAATCGATGTGCTCGATTAGGAAGCTGCGAGTTTGAAACCCAAGCTCTGGCAAGAATCCAACTGAATACCTGTGTAGGTAATGTTGGCACGGGCCAAAAAGATTGCGGTGTCTGTGGTTGTGGGTGGATTTGCAGCAGAGTCGCCGAAAGCACCTGTTGGGTAAATGCCAAAGCTGATTACGCCAACACCACCAACTGTGTCGACCTGATACATTGCCACTGTGGATGTTTGTTGAACAGCTTGGATAACGTTGGAAACATATTCGTTGACATCTTGCTGAGCAGCGATGGAAACGTTAGCAACAACGCGATAAAAGTCTAACTTGGGACCTTGTAGGTTTACTGGTTGACCAACTGCTGTGGAACCTGCTGCAACTGGGTTGCGAACGTCGGTTGCAAATACTGGTTGTGCGCCACCAGATACGGGGGTGATATAAGCCATTTTAATTCTCCTTAATATATGGTCACAATGGACCTACTTTTATTTATGAGATTTGACCAAAATGGCAGTCTAGGTTACCAGATTTGGGTTGTTTAGAATACGGTTTCCGGCACTGAATCCAAAGCGATTTACCAGCTTGGCACGGCCAGCATCAGTGGCAAGTACCCAGCCTTCTTGTCCGGGTTGTTGGCGATCCAGCTGTGACAGCATGTCTGTCTTGATTTCATGTAGTAGAAGGAATGCCGTGAATGCAGCCGTTATACCTGACATGTTTGATCTAGGGCTCTGCAGGTATTCCACTATGTTGTTGTATTTCCTTGAGGTGACATTGGTCTGTAACCAAGCACCAAAGTCGGGCAGGAGATTTTCATAGTCTGTGGTTATACGGCTGTTGATGTAGCGTTTGCACAAGGCTGGCAAGTCGCTGAGTTGTGCGGCTCTCAGCTCGCCAGGATTGAACAAATTGTTTATATCGGCGCCGTGTTGGCTGATCACAGCACGCAGTTGATCTATGAGCTTTTTGTTGGGTGTGACATTCTTGATGTCTTTGACCGTGGGCTCGATTATGAGCAGGCCCGGAACTGGTTCTAGATTTGCTGACCTTATGGGTTCGGCAGGCGCATCCGGCGACCGGTATCGGGTATGTACCGCTATGCCAACTTCGCTGGCGCCAATGGCCTGACCCAATTTGCTGGAGGCCGGTATGCGATATTCCACAAAGTTGGGTTTGAATTCATAGTTGCCCGAAACTTCCGGTGGAGTTTGGGTGTACAGCAGATCACCCTGTACGTATCCTCGAAAGTTGTCAGGTGTGGCGGCTTCCAACATGGGCCATAGACGTTCATAGATCCCAATCAATTCACCACGTTCTCCACCACGCTGTTGCATGATGCCAGCCAATTGTGCCATGCTGGTTGCACGGCCCGCATAGCCCTTGGCAGTGAACCCGCTTTTGTCTGTGAGCACAAACTGTCCACGTTCGTCACGACCCCAGATGATGGCAGGTTTGCCATCCCATTTGACTGTGGTAGTTTTGCGAGTATCTTCGGCGGCTGCACGTATGATGGCCATGGCTTCTTCGATGCCACGTGTGCCACGATCAAACACCAGATCTTCTATGTGCGGAATCCGAGCCTCGGCTTCCATCAAAGTGGATTCGATCAAGGGTTGCATGCCTTGGTTTACGATCCTGTCTCTCAGCTTGGCCAAGAAGTTCACATCCGTCACGGGTCTATACAGTTCGGCGCTTTCTACAAATGGCAAGCCTTTGCGTTTCATGTGCTCACGAAAGTCGGCCAGCTTTTGTTCTCTCTGTGGATCTGTGCTGAGAGCCTGCAATATGGTTTCCACACTGGCCAGATCTTGACGTGTTGCTGTTTTGTTCAGCAACATCTTGGCCACTTGATCTGGATCGTCTGATATGAATTTATTTGGGGGATTTCGATCGTAAATGCCGGCGGTCATGTTCAACTTATAGCCCAGCGATTTGGCCATGCTGTTGATCAACACATTCCGTTCAACACCTTTGTAATTGCTGTCAGCAGGCATGGCTCCTAAAACAAATTTTGACCAAGGTATGTTGTTCAAAAACATAAAATCTGTTTGCACGAAACCAGAATCAGGACGACCATTTATGGGTGTTTTAAAGTGCACCTGATTGCCGGTTTTTTTGATCCACTCCTCGGGCTTGAATCCGTTGCTCTGTGCCCAACGAGAAAGCTGTGCGACCATTTGTTCTTTGGTGACCTGTGTGCTATCTACAGCGATGTCCAGATCGCCCGATGTGTCTTTGACGCCCGTGGACCCCAAGGTATTGCCTTGTAGATCAAGTCCCGGAACCAGCTCTTCCAGCCAGGCCAAAGTGGACTTGACATCTGTTTGGTTGATGCGTTGAGTAAGTGCGCGGCCGTCGGCGTCTTTGAATACGTTGCCACCTTCATTTAGATGCATTATCTTATGCCCAATTCACGTTTTATCTGCGCCAAGGCCTGAGGATTTTTGGCCAGCTGTTTGAGATCTTGCAACTGCCTGGGCGGCACATACTGCGACAGTAGCTCGGAGCCGGTGCTGGACCTTGCTGTGCCTGACACCCCTTGACTGGCTCGTTTTTCTGCCGCCAATTTTTGCATGGCCTGCATGGCTATGGTGAAATATTGTTCCACAGCCGTGGCATCGTTGTTCATGATTATGGCCGGTAACAGTTGAGCCAATTTTTGTGACGTGGGATCTTGTAAATTTCCAGTGACGTCCTTGAGTGAGATGGTTCGATCGGTGCCTGTGATCTGACTGGTCAATTGCTTGTTGGCCCAGTCTTTGAATTCTTGGGCCCGGGCCCCGGTCATTATCGAACGTGTGTCTTGTGGTTTGACAGAACCTCCAGTAGGAGGTGCAGTTCCTATTTTGTACCATTGTTTTGTAACAGGATCTTGCGTGTAATTTTGTCCGCTAAATCCAGTTGGCGGAGCTGTGACAGTTGCTGGTCTTCGTGGCAATTTTGAGATAAGTTGAGCGTATTTTGGATCTTTTGGATCTATGGGTTGATCGCCGATTTTGATCGGCTCCTCTACTTCGCGCACAGCGACCGCTCCTGGTTCCATGTTTACCACGGTTCCTGGTGCGGGTTTGGTGGCATATTGACCAGTGGGTTTTATGGGCGTGGGTGTGGATTTCAATCTAGCAGGTGGTTTTGGTTTGCTGGCCACATATTGTGCCCATTGCTGTGCCAACTGCTTGGCTTTCTGTTGTGTTTGTTGCGCAAGATATTGGGCCTTTTGTTGTTGATATTGTTGCTGATATTTGGCCGCCTGAGCTTGTTCAGCCTGATCCAGGGCCGCACCATAACCACGGGCGGTAGTCAGGGCGCCGGGCGTGCTTAATACCGCACTGCCTTTGTCCAGGGCTCCGCCCACTGCACCTTTTATGTCCTGTCCAATGGTTTGCAGTATGCCTTCGGTGAGTGGCAAGGTGACTTCATGAATTTGCATCAGTGCGCCTCACGCTTCGAGTGAATTTGGCAGGGTCACGCTGATTGATAGCATTCAGCAGTTTGCGACGCAGATTTTCGGCCTGCTCGGGTGCATATGTTTCATCAATTTGTTCTAATAAACGTATGGCACTAGCGATAACGTTGCTGGCACGGGTTTCTATGACATGGCGCTGATCGCGCTCGATGTACATGGCATCTAGTTCTTCTAGTAGACTTCTTGTTTTTTTCTGCATAGTGGGCCAGGACCTTTTTATTATTTATTAAAAAAACAAAGGTTTTTACAGTGTTAGTTTGCGTAATTTGGGTACCATTGTAAAAACTCTGGATATACCGTTTTCCAGCTTTGTTTTTGCAACGTGTCATGATAATTCAACTGTTGAAATAATCTGGCAATGTCTGCGGCAGAGTCTGTTTTGAGATTTGCAAAAGTATTGTGTACCCAGTGTCCGGGAGCAAATTTATCTAATACAGCTTGTTTATACAGATTGCTGGCCGCATTGAGTGAATAATCACCAATGCAAACATGATAATTTATTGGTATAGGGTCACCATATTTGCTGTGTGAAAAATATTGTTGGGCCCACTGTTCTAACTCATCAGCCCAGTATGCTGACAACACACCAATCGTACGTTCTATTTTTAATAAACCATTGTGTGGTAAATTTTCTCGAAACCACAACATGTTTTCGTGTAAATTGTTCCATTTAACTGGCCAACGTTGATACTCCATGCGAGAACCCATGTCATCAAGGCTAAAATAAATTTCTAACATTTTGAATTTTTCCCAAAATTTCAAAATTGGATCTGACACTTTTTGTGTTCCGTTGGAATGATACCATAGAGATACCTGCGATAGATCAAGATGATCCTGCAATTTTTCGAGAATTTGGATATGGGTATTTGATAAAAGTGGTTCGCCGCCTTGAAAATGTATTTGCCTGATGTTGTGAGCTGGCAATGTTTTAATCAAATCTGTTGCGTTGATATTATTTGCCCTGACCTTGAATTTTTTTCCTTGTATTTTATACCGTGGATCGATCTGACGCCATAGTGTGCTGAATTGAGGCCCACAAATTCTACAGGCCAAATTACATGAAAAATCGCATTGTATGTCTAATTCAATCACTGAATTTGGTAGGTGCCAATCTGTGCCAAGGCGATCATTCCAGGATTGACGACGACTATAATTGCCAGAAGATTCGGTAGTTTTACACGCTTTGCAATTTTTCGGTAGATCATCACCTAACAGATTCGCCTGCCGTTCAGCCACAATTTTAGGATGTTGCCAAAATTCTAGGTTAATGTTCTCATTGATTGGATATTGTTCGGCATACAAACAACAGGGTTTACCAAACCAAGTTGCGTTTTTGGTATTATACTGAAGCCAAAGTCCACCTTGAAGGTCTGCACAATAATTTTTCACGTTTGTTTAATCTGTCCCAGCAACTGTTTGAGCTTGGCGCTTTGAACATCAGCTGTAATTTTTTCAGAGTCTTTGTGATGAGCTGCCGGCTCTGTTACATTGATCGTTGTGCTCTTGGCTTTGATACTATTTAACAAGTTGCCTTTGGCAAAAGAGTTTACTGGTCCTGCATCTTCGCCTGGATCTGTGATGCGCATGGTTTCAATGTTGTAGTCCAGATCAATTTTTTGACCTACACCTGTGCTACTACGCGATTTCATACACTGTATCTGATACTTGCCACGTTCACGCATGGCTCGGCTGGTAAAGATACCAAACACATTATCTGCCGTATTGATCTTACTGATACCACCTGAAATATGACTGTGATCAAATTCAATTTCCTCCACGGCACTGCGATTCAACTGACTTGCTGTCACAAACAACACATTGAGCTCTTTGGCCAAGTTACGCAGTTCTTCTGAAACATATTTGTCTTTGACAAAC